CGCGGTGGCCTAACCAAATATATCCATGAGTAGTCATCCTTCCCAACCGGCCGGACCCACCATGGCCCCCACCTCACCCAGTCCGGGGGCAACGTCGGTTGACGTGCAGGCGGCGAAACGGGACTCCTTAAGACAAGCCAAGCGCAAGCGCGGGGTGCAGAGCACGATCCTGGCCGGGGAGACGGGCGGATACGCCGCCGCCGGAGCGGGCGGGGGCAAAACCCTTCTGGGGGGATGATGAGCGACGAATCCAGCCAACTGGCCGAGCAGATCGTGCGCCGGTATGATGCGCTGGAATCCGCGCAGGGCTCTTTCCGCACGCGCTGGCAGGAGGCGGCGGACTACATCCTGCCGCGCAAGGGCAACATCTCGCGCCTGACTTCGAGCGGCCAGCAGCAGACGGTCGACATCTACGATTCGACGCCCACGGAATCGGCGGAGGTATTCGCCGCCGGTCTCATCTCGAATCTCGTGCCCGCCGGGGAAATCTGGGCAAAACTGAAGCCCCGCAAGGGGTCAAGCGCCGCCGTCAAGCAGTGGTTCGATGCCTGCACCGAGCGGGAGATGGAGTTCATCTACGCCTCCAATTTCTACAACGAGGTCCACGAGGCGTTCATGGATCTGGGGGTTTTCAATACGGCCTGCCTGACCGTGGAGGAATCGGATCACTCGCCCTTTAATTTCTCAACCCTGCCGGTCGGCCGGTACGTGATCGCCGAGAATGCCGATGGCGTGGTGGATACCGTGTACTACAAATTCGAGCACACCGCCCGGCAGGCGCAGGAGGAGTTTGGCGAGGGCGATCTGGGCAAGGCCGTGATGGCTGCCCTGGCCGACAAGTCGCCCGAGGCGCAGGATCGCAAATTCTGGTTCATCCACGCGATCTATCCGCGCCGAAAAGGCGAATATCGGGAAGGGCCGGCGGAACCGTCCTTGCGGCCGGTGGCCTCCTGCTACGTCAACGTGGCCGACAAGGTGGTGGTGAAGGAGGATGGCTATTACGAGTTGCCTAATTTTGTCTGCCGGCTCCAAAAGTCCACTGGCGAACTCTACGGACGCGGTCCCGGACTCGACGCCATGCCGGAAATCAAACTGCTTAACCGGATGGAGAAAAACCTGCTGCTCGCGCTGGAGGCGGCGGTGAATCCCCAGTGGCTCATGCCGGATGATTCGGCGTATAAGCCGGACAACCGGCCCAGCGGCATCACCTACTGGGATGCGGCCAACTCCAACAACCGCCCGGAGCGGCTGAAGAACGAGTCCCGCATTGACCTGGGCGAGCAGAAGACGGCGCAGAAGCGCGACCGCATCCAGCGCGCGTTTTACGTCCAGATGTTCCAGATGCTGTCTAATCTGGAGACGATGAAGCGGGAGAAGACGGCATTTGAGGTCGCGCAGCTCCTGCAGGAAAAGCTCGTGCTCTTTGCCCCGTTCTTCTCCCGGATCGTCAAGGAGATGCTGACGCCCATGCTCGTGCGCGTCTTTGGCATCATGGCCCGGGGAGGCATGTTCGAGCCCCCGCCATTTGAAATCCAGATGTCGGGCGAGATCGACTTTGAGATCGATTATGTTTCCAAGATCGCGCTGGCCATCAAGGCCGCGCAGGACAACGCGCTGGCCCAGATGATCGCCCTGGGGGTGGAGATCGCGCAGTTCGACCCCTCGGCCATGATGGTGGTCAAGTGGCGGGAGGCCATGCGGTTGTCGGCGCGCAACAAGGGTCTGCCGGTGGAACTCATCCGCGACGACGAGGAGATTGACGCGATGGTCGAGGCCCAGAACCGGGCCGCCCAGATGGAACCGGCCGCCAAGGCCGGTGGCATGATGGCCCGGGCGGCCAAGGATCTTGGACCGGAGGCCCAGCGCGCGATGCGCGAACAGGTGGGCGTGAACTAGATTTTCCCATGACAGACCAGCCACCCGACACGCTGGCCCGCTCCGGGCCGGCGCTAACCCGTCCCCGTCAGCCGGCGACCCCGGAAGAGGTCGAGCGCCGGCAACAGGCGCAGGCGCAACTGCGCGCTGATTACCAGTGGTTCAATGGCGAACAGGGCCAGCGCGTGCTGGCAGACCTGTGTGCCGCATTTGGCTGGAACAAGCCGAGCGCCGTTCCGGGCCTGACCAACGAGGAGGTCTGGCTGCGCGAGGGGATGAAAAACCCAATCCGCCATATCCTCTACATGTCCTCGCCGATTCCCGAGCTCCCGAAACCGCTGCAGGCTACGCACGAATAATTTCACCCCATAACAACCATGAGCGACGAAACAACCACTGCCGACACCACCGAAACGACCGACCAGACCACCACAACGGAAGCCCCGCCGACCGATATCCGCCAGTACCTTGATGAAAAGGGAAATTTCGTGCGCCCGGGCTGGAGCAAGCTGCTGGAGGTGCCCGACACGATCGAGAAGAAGTTCAAGACCCTGCAGGGGCAGTTCAAAAGCTATGTCACCCTGGAACGTTCGCTGGGCAATTCCAACAAGGTGGCGATTCCGGGCGACACGGCGACCGACGAGGAGCGCAGCGCTTTCTGGGGGAAGATCGGACGGCCGGCCACGCCGGACGAGTACGAGTTCAAGGCCCCGGACAAATTACCCGTGGGAGTTTGGGATGAGGCCCAGCTCAAGGAATACGCGGCTTTCGCGCACACGCTCGGCCTGACCAGGAAACAGGCGCAGGATCTGGCTGTCTGGCAGGCCCAGCGCATCGGATCCTCCATGGAGAGCACCCAGCAGCAGCAGGAGCAGCAGCGCCTTGAGGCCGAGGAATCGCTCAAGAAGGCGTGGGGGCCAAAGTACCAGTACAATCTCGTGCTCGCCAAGAAGGCCGCGCAGGCCGTGGGCGGCGAGGAATTGCTGGCGCATCCGCTCGCCTCCGATCCGGTGTTTATCCGTGCAATGGCCAAGATGGGCGGCATGATCTCCGAGACCAGGATGGCGGGATTGCGGCAGGAGCAGGGATTCATCGACGGCGACCCGCAGGCCGAGATCGACAAGATCGTGAACGACAAGGCCAGTCCCTATTGGGTGCAGGGCCATCCAGATCACGGGCGCACGGTCGAGCGCGTGTTCAAGTTGCGCGAGCAGAAGCTTGTCAACGCCGGCTGAGGGAATTCGCCATGGACGTTCCGCAGGTTTATCTCATGTCGCCGTGTTACGACGGCAAGCCTTGGCGCGAGTATTGCATGAGCGTGGACAAGCTCATCAATGAAGGCAAGGTGGGGGTCATTTGCTCCGCAACAGGTGACGGCTACATCGTCACCCGCGCGCGCAACAACTGCGTGTGGGAATTCCTCAACAAGACGGAGGCCGAGTGGTGCCTGTCGGTGGACTGCGACATCGAGTTTGAGCCCGAGCACGTTTACCGCCTGCTGGGGCGCAAGAAGGACATCGTGTGCGGTCCCTACGCGATCAAGGATGCGACCCCGACCTTCCGGTTCTGTGTGAGCGGGATTGAAGGCATCGAACGCGACCCCATCTCCGGCCTTCAGCAGGTCCGCGAGGCCGGCACGGGATTCAAGCTCATCCATCGGAGGGTATTTGAAAAACTCGCTCAGGATCATCCTGAACTCCAGTACGAGGACGACATGCCGAGCATGGCCGGGATCACCAAGACGGCGTTCTTCATCGACGGCATCGTGGGCCGGCGCTATCTGACGGAGGACTACCACTTCGACCATTTGGCCCGCCTGAGCGGGTTTGAAATCTGGTTCGATACCACGTTCTTTGTCTGGCACCACGGCAAATGCCGGTATCCGCTGGCCCATCAACTTGACTGGTTGCACAACAAGGGGAAGGCGTTGCCACCATCCCAGCCTCAGGTCGAGGCCGTGCAGATTGCCAAGGCGTGAAGGTTCTATTTTCAAACCCCCCGTGCTGGTCGAAAGACCCGTCGAGTGAGCGTTTGCTCGGCTGGGTGCGCGCCGGTTCGCGCTGGCCGCACAAGATGGCGGTGGCCAGCCAGCCGGACGATCCCGTGGCGGGCGACTACCTGCCGTTCCCGTTTTTTCTGGCCTATGCCGCCAGTTACGTGAAAGGCAATGTGTACGGGGCCGAAGTGGTGCTGCGCGACTCCATCGCTCGGCGCGAGAGTTACGAGCGGTTCTTTTGCTATATCGTCGAGCAGAAGTTCGACCTGATTTTCATCGAGACGGCGACGCCGACCTGGGCGCATGACCGGGCGTTGATCCGCCACATTCGGGAACTCTCACCCGACTCGAAGGTGGTGGTTTGCGGTACGATCACGGCCGCCATGGGGGAGCAAATTCTCAAGGACGAGCCGGTGCATGCATGCATCAATGGAGAGTACGAGAAGGGAGCGGCGCGCGTCGTCAGGGGAGAATCGGGGTTGATCGGGTTTGATTTTCTGACCGCGGCGGAGATGAACAATGCGCCGGCCCCGATGCGCGAAAAGGAGGTGGCGCACGCCTACTGGGATGCCTGTCCAGTGGGTAACCAGGCCCCGCAACTCCAATGGTGGACCTCGCGTGGATGCTGGGCAAAATGCCTGTTCTGCGCCTGGCCTGCCGTGATGACCAACGACGATCCGGACGGAACGCATCGCCGCGTGGTGCGCCAGTACAACTGGCTCAACATGATCGGAGGCATCAAGCGGGCGCTCGCTGATTTCCCGGGCTTCAAGTCCATTTATCTGGACGATGACACGTTCAATTTGGGAGACCGGCATGTCGAGGAAGCCTGCCGGGTGTTGGCCGAGGTCGGCCTGCCGTGGGCGGCGATGTGCCGGGCGGACGGCATCCGGCGCGAGAGTTGGCGGCTCATGCGCGAGAGCGGGTGCTTTGGAGTCAAACTGGGTTTCGAGTCTGGTTCGCAGGAGGTGATCGACAAGATCATCCATAAGAACCTTAATTTGGAGGAGGCGCGAAAGACGGTGTTTTTTCTCAAGGATCTGGGCTTCACGGTCCACGGGACGTTCACCTACGGGCTTCCGGGCGAGACCAGGGAACAGCAGCAGCAGACACGCAATTTCCGGGCGGCGCTGCCGCTGGACTCGTTTCAGGAATCAGGAACGATCACGATCGAGGGAACGCCCATGGACCGCGTGATGCACGGGGACCATCTGTCGGCCTATCCATCCGCCAAGGCGCCATGACCGCCGAATTGCTTGAAGCCCTGATCCGAGAACAAGTCGCCGCCGTGGGGCCGACCTGTTCTCCGCTTCTGACGCAACAGGAGGCGATGGACTGCGACGACGTGTGCCGGAAGGTGAAGGGTTATTCCTCGCATATCCACTATGCGTTTTTCAAGGGCGCGCTGGCCCTGCCGACTGTACGTTCCATCCTCGTGCTGGGCGTCTATCATGGCCGGGACATCGCGTTGATGCTCAGTCTGGCCCGCCAGCATCCTGAAAAGGTCTTTTGCATTGTGGGCGTGGACAAGTTCACGGACGACTCGTGTGCCGACTGGCCCCCGACCGCCAAAGACTTCAACTGGCGACAGGCAGGATTTGGCGATCCCCCGTCATTGCATTTTGCACGACTCAATACGGCGTCCGGTTTCGTCGAGATCGTGGCCGAGGATGATTCGGTCTATCTGGCCAACACGAACGAGAAGTTCGACTTCATCTATCTGGACACCGCGCACGACGAGGCGACCGTCACGCGGCAGATCGCACAGGTGAAGCGCCTTTGTCATCCGCACACGCTCATTGCCGGCGACGATTATGTGGCCCGGCCTTTCTGGGGCGTGATCGAGGCCGTGGCCAAAGCCTTCAGGGAGGCGCGCAATTTTCACAACGTCATCTGGTGGACAGATCCGAGCCAATACCGTTCAACTACCACGCCCTAAAGGGCGGGGATTGCAGATGGCCCCATGGTCTCCGCGTTTGGGTGGTTGAAAGCACCCGCGCCAACCAACTCCAAACCCTTTAGTCTGATGTTCGCCGCGCCGTTCGAGTCCGCATTCTCCGTGTGACCACAACCTTTACAGACAAACTCGCTTTGGCTTTTGCGGTTCGCTTTTTCGGTGTGCCCACACTGGTTACACCGTCGGCTCGTGTTTCGTGGATCGACTTTGATCAACGGAATACCAGCTCGCTTCGACTTGTAGGCTAGAAAGCCTCCAAGCTGGGCGAACGACCAACTGTGTAACCTTGTCCGCTGCCGCTTCCTGGCCCTTACCCTCGTGCGAATGCCATTCAATTTCTCGATGGCAATCGCGCGATTCGTGCGTTTGGCGGTTTGGACAATGCTCTTCGAAATTACGTGGTTCGTGTCGCGGGCGAAGTTCGCCTCGCGCTTGTCGCGCTTCCTCAGAAGGCGTTTTGCCGACTTCGTTCCCACGCGCTGGAGTTTTCTTCGCAGCGATCGGTTGCGGTGGCGAATCTTATTCAGCTTCGAACCAGAATACTTCGTGCCGTCGGAGTCCACGGCGATTTCCACAATGCCGAGGTCCACACCCAAAACGTCCGTCGCCTCGATCTCTTTGTCCTCGGGGATATCGACTGTGACGTTGAGAAACCATTTTTGCTTGCGCAGGATCAAGTCGGCTTCGCCACGCGGGTATTCGAGAAGCGCGCGAGGTTTCACGCCGCAGACAAACGGAATTGTCTGCCTTCCCGCAACCGTCCAGATGCTCACAGTAGAGGCTGGCAAAGCAAAGGAGAGGATTCGTGCGTCGTAGGCGATGCTCCCGTGCTTGCGAAAGGTTCGTTGGCATTCCCGGTCCAACTTGTAGGCGTCAGCGACCTTGGCGTTGAGCAGACAGACGACTTGAGCGGACAACGGAAACTCATTCCGAATCTGGTGGTAGAAAGTTTTGTGCAGCGGAAACCGCCTAAACTCCTTGGCTTTCCACGCCAATTCCGAGAGACGATCCGCAGCACGATTGGTGGTTTCCAGTGTCTTTCGCAGCGCATTGGATTGTTCGTCCGTCGGCTTCAATTTGACTTGCACAGTCAGCTTCACGCTGTCTGTCTACTCAGATATTTGAGCACGTCAACCGAAATTCTACGTGCAGTCCCAACCAACCAAGGCCCCCTGAAGGGGGCGGTTTCAACCCATCAGAATTGATGAGAACCGCCGTCCTCTATTCCGGGCAGGCTCGAACCTTTCGCCGCTGCCTGCCCTCGCAATTCTGGCAGGTGTTGCGCAAGTTGCCCGATCCGCACTTTTTCTGCTCGGTGGCCGATGATGCCGACGCGAACGACATGGAATTGCTGCGCAAGAATTACGAGCACGTCGAGGTCGAGAAGGTGACGCAACCCGAGATTCCCGAGCCGCAGGGTGCGACCACGTTCCACCAACTTGCCACCCCCTACACCATCAGCGTGCCCGTGCAGGCCGTGCTCAAGCAGCTCTGGAGCCTGAACCGGGTGTGGGAGTTCTTCAACGAAAAGCACACCGGGGATTACGACCTGTTCGTGCGAATCAGGCCGGATTTGTTCTTCCATCACTTCGAGGTTCCGGCTGAGTGGCCGATCCAGAGATGCCTTGCTCCGTGGTGGGGAAGCTACTCCGGGGTTAACGATCGCTTTGCGATCCTATCGCCCGGTGCGGCGGAGGCATACTTTACCGGCTTTGTCCATCTTTCCGAAATGCTGGCGGAGGGATGTCCGTTGCATCCCGAAAGTCTGGTAGCCTACGCGATGGAACGGGCCGGCGTGAGAATCAGCCGAACCCTGGACGCCGAATTCTCGACCCTGCGCAAACCGGATGACCCACGGGTGCCGACTCGCGGGCTGATGGAATTCCCGGTCTATTTGCCCGGAGACTTGTATAGGTTCATTGCGGGTCGGTGATCGGTTAGTTTGAACCTTGCGTTACGGTTCGGGTTTCAGTGAGTCCACAGCTCACCCCGGAAGGATGAGCTGTAGCGTGAACTCTTGCCTCACGGACTGGGAAGTTGAGTTGCCATCGGCTGTCCCCGCTCGGACCTATCCCTAGGTGTAACACGGTTCTGTGGACAACCAGCTCGCAAACAAATTGTGCGGGGTGGGAGTTTGGGCGTTCAACGCTCCCCGCAACCGATCCCGCAGGGTGTCAGTGTTAGATTTGCCGCGGGAGACGCTTTCTCACGTATATTTCGGGGCTAAAAAGCGGAAACCCCGGAGCGGGGGTGCAGCCTGCTACCGGGGCGTCCTAGGTGATTGGTTGGGGCCTCTCACCAAATTAGTTTCGCACTACGGAAACGCTGCACCTCGCTTCGATGGGTACGGAAAGCCCATAAATCGATCCCGTCAAACAAAATCGTCTTGCATTTTGCAAGGAAGCGTCGTTTTACTCGCCTGTCCCACTGAGACACACCTCGTCAGAGGCCCCAGCCGTGACGCCTCATGCAGGTGGTGCCCGCACCACGCGGGGAACACCGGGGCCGGTGAGGGATTCGTAAAACTACGTTTCTCATGTCTCAACTCTCCACCGCGTTTGTGGAGCAATTCGGCAGCAACGTGGAACATTTGGTGCAGCAGGGGGACAGCCGCCTGCGCGGGAAGGTTCGCAACGAGTCTCAGAAGGGTAAGACAGAGTACTTCGAGCAACTCGGTTCGACCACCGCCATCAAGGTCACCACGCGCTTCCCGCCTTCTCCCAACGTCGAACCCGACCACCAGCGCCGGGCCGTCTATCTGAACGACTATCAGTGGGGCCAGCTCTACGATAGCTTCGACAAGGTGAAGGTGCTCATTGATCCCGCCTCAGCCGGCGTGCAAGCGGCTGCCATGGCGTTCAATCGTGGCATCGACACCGAGATCATCACCGCTGCGACCGGCACGGCTTACGCCGATGTTGGCTCCGGCAACGGAACGGTTTCCGCCCAGACCCTGCCCAATGCGCAGATCGTGGCGGCCACCTATCACGCAAACGGCAACACGGCCAACGTCGGCCTCACGCTCGACAAGCTCATCAAGTCGAAGTCGATCCTGGGGAAGAACGAGGTGCCGCGCGGCTCGACGTTCTATCTGGTTCACACCCAGCAACAGCTCGACGATCTGCTCAACAACGTCGCACAGGTGTCCAACGCGGACTATGCGGCTGTCAAGGCGCTCGTGCAAGGCGAGGTCACGTATTTCGTCGGGTTCGAGTTCGTGCGCACGGAACTGCTCTCGCTCGCGAGCACCACGGACTTCCGGACCTGCTTCGCCTACGAAAAGATGGGACTGCTCCTGTCGATCGGCATGGACGTGGAAAAGCAGATCACCCAGCGCGCCGACGTGTCGTTCAACTGGTATGCCTACATGCAGATGTCCATCGGGGCCACGCGCATGCAGGAGAAGAAGGTGGTTTCCATCATCTGCGATGAATCGCCGTAACCAACCAAGGAGAAATTCATCATGGCTACCTACTATACCAGTCTGTACAAGGCTCAGGGCAATCTGAGCGCCACGGGGACGGCGAACCAGGCGTCGGCATCGGTCAACTATCCCCAGTCGCGGGACGCGGGCGGCAAATTGCGCGAGATGATCGTGCCGTATGCCGTCGCCAACACGGAGGCGAACACGGAGAGCATCTATCTGTGCACGCTGCCGCTGAAGGCCAAGGTCGTCGCGGGCAAGTGCCGGATTATCCGGCAGGCCACGGGCACCCTGTTCGTGGTCTCGGTGGGCGATTCCACCGATACCGTCCGCTACTGCAATCAGGCCAACGTGACGGCGGCGGGTGACACCGCCTTTTCGGGCGGTGGCGGCGTTGCCACCGACCAGTACGTTCCCTCCACCATCGACTACGCGAATCAGCGCGATCTCATCTGCACGGTCCATGGGGTGCCCAACACCCTGACGGCCGCGGCCAAGATGCTGTTCCTGATCACCTACGTCGATCCGGCCGGCTAACCCTCAACCCTTGGGGTCTCCGCCTTGTCGGGTGGCGACCTCTTGTTATGGGCAGGCCGGGCGGGCTAGTCCCTCCCGGCCTTCCTGTTACTTTCCATTCCCATGGCGTCACAAGTTCAGCTCGCGAATTATGCCCTCGGCCTGGTGGCGGAGCACCGCATCCTCGCCCTCACCGATCTGAGCGAACCGGCCCGGTTGTGTACGCTGCATCTTGACCAGACGGTGCGCGAAGTCCTTCGGGCGGGGCTATTCCGGTGCGCACGCAAACGGGCGGTCATCACTCCGGATGCGGTGGCACCGGCTTTCGAGTGGACTTACGCCTACAGCCTGCCCTCCGATTGGCTGCGCGTCGTCAAGTTCAACGAAACCGAACCGCAGGACGTGGTGGACTACCTGTTCGAGATTGAGGGCAAGAAGCTCCTCACCGACGAGTCCACGTGCAACCTGGTGTACATCTACGACGTGACTACCCAGCTCGGCGGGGCGGGATACAATCAGCTCGACGAACTCTGCACCCGGGCGGTCTATACGCTTCTCGCCTCAAAATTGGCGGTTCCCCTGCGCGGGGGAGGAGCCAGCGAACTGAAGAACGTGCTGCTTGGTGAGGCCGAACGCCTGATCTCCAAGGCCAGCGCCATCAATGCGCGCGACGCCTTTGAACCGCTGAAGTCCGTTGCGGCCAATTCGGACTGGCTGACGGCGCGCCAGTGATTCGCCATGTCCGTCTCGAAATTCCTCAACACGTTTTCGGGCGGCGAGTGGACTCCATTGCTCGACGGGCGCTCGGACTTGGCGAAATATGACTCGTCCTGCCGGGTGCTGGAAAATATGCGCATCCTGCCCTATGGGGGCGCGCGGTTCAGGCCGGGCACGGAATTTATCGCCGCGGCCAAGTACGCCAATCAGGCATGCCGGCTCCTGCCCTTCCAATACTCGACGGCGACGCGGTTCGTGCTGGAGGCGGACACCGGATACATGCGGTTTTTTTCCAATGGCGCGCAGGTTTTGAGCGGTGGGAACCCCTACGAAATTGCGACGGCGTTTGCCAACGCTCATCTCTTTGAACTCCAGTTCAAGCAGATAAACGA